TTAACAGAACAAATAATACTCGTATTATCAATCTTAACTTCTTGTGGTGTTAATTGCATAACATCCATGCTATAATCACCTGTCTGTCCTGTCGCGTTATGAAATACAGCCTTAGCAGTAGCACCAATTGTATAACTACATTTATTTATACTAAAAGTTAAATCTTGATTTTGATTTTGTTCCCATGTACTTGCGTTCTGTGATTTAAATAAAACACCAATATAAGGTTGTTCAGAAACTTTTCTTGTTGTACCAATAACATTTTGACCAAGTTCTGCAAAGAAACATTCATACTTACTACTGTTAGACATTATAACAAGTGCGTATTCTCCCGGAACTAAAAAAACAGGAGATGGAAATTCCCAATTGGTTGCTGTTGAACCATCTTCACTTGTATTAATTGCCGCAGGCGATTTACTTATATCAGAAAATGGTGCAACTCTGAGTGTTGGAAAACCTGCTTCTGTAGCTCTAATAGAAATATTAACTGGAACACCACCATCATCTTTAGCTTTAAAAAATAAATCCACATCAGATAAATAAATACCATCAGGATATATAGCAGGATCAACAAAAAATGTTTGTGCAAGTGGATCACCACCACCCGGAGGTGCGGCCCAACCAATAACAACATCTCTGTCAAATCGTCTTGTTGTTACAATTGCTTCATCAGCACTTCCCATACCACCAACATGAAGTCGTGGAACTCTTGAAGAAAGAATTATTTCTTCTGAAGTCTGTAATAATCCCTGTGCTTGAAACATAGATTCTGCAAAAGTAGTCGCTGTTGAAAGAGTACCATTAGAATCATCTGTTAAAAGAAATTGTCGTTCACCAGTTCGGAATATTAAAAGTGGAGGATCTTGTTCTTGTGCAAAATCAGGACATGGTAAGTTAAATACCAATCCACTAACTGAACCAGCTGAATCTGTATAAATCGGTCCATTTGCAATACCACCACTAGGTGTACAATATAATGCAATAGGTTCTTTATCAAAGAAAGGATATACCCGTGTATTTGGTTTTAAACCAGTAGCATTAATAGTAATAACTTGAGCACGAATATAAGGTAATACAGAAACATCAACAACTCGTTCTCCTAAACTTTGCTGAACTGATTCTGAACCAACAATTTCTGTTCGTATTCCTGTTCGTGACTGAAGTTGGTCAACAGCAAATGTCTGTCGTTGAACTAATGCTCGACCTCTCCAATTTGCTTCTCCACGAGTTTCAACTCTCTCATTTCTTCCAGTACCTATATCTTGCCAATCATTCCATTGACTACCCCAACCCAATCCAGCAAGTTGTTCCCAAGCATCATTTTCTCCAGTTGCATTAACAATAACATCTGGTCTATTATTTTTTGCTACCCATGTATCACTAGGAGGATCAAGTGTTATTACACCTAACCAATGTTGAATATCAAATGGATTAACACTTGTAAAAGAAGATGCTAATGGCTGTGAAATAAAACTAGAAGATACAAATGGTAAAGTAATTAAATCTCCTTTTTGTTGAACACCAGTTGATGAACCAGATTGATATGTCAAATTAGCTAAATTAGAATAAAAAGGAGATCGTAATTCTCTCTTTGAAAAATCTATTGCACATTTATAATCAGCACTAAAAACATTACCAACACTATGTCCAGCAAAGTCATCTACCAAAATACCATTTTTAAATCTATCTAATCCAGTAGCTGCATCTTTAATAATTAATGCCTCTGCGTCTTTTTCAAGCATAGTAAGAGCAGTATAATATTCTACATTATTTAATCGTCTTTCAAGACGCGCAATATCTTTCATTGTATATCGTTTATTTTCAAGATATACTGGAACAACATCACTCGGTTTAAAAGTATATGCAGGAATTTTAAGTTGCCACAAATTCATTGTATTATCTAGTTTATAAGGAGGAACAGGATTATCAGAAGATACTCCTACATGAACTCCAAACTTTTTATCTTTACCTATATAAACAGTATCAATTCGTGGTAGATAATAACTATAATCTGCTTGCCAATTTGTATTCGGATAAGGAAGTTGAACATTCTGCATAGCTGTATTACCTGCACCATCTTGACGGCGAGGACGAAAATCAACACAATCTCTTAATTCTACTTTTTTACCACTAACAGGACTCGTATAAGATGGAACATCATCATAAGTCGGATTTGGTGATATGTATGAATCAACAGAAAAATAACCAGTACCTGTATGTGAAAAATAATCCATAATAACTAAAATTCTACCAGTAGGTGCAGTTCCTGTTAATTGTATTTGACCATGATCGTAGAAGTTATCTCTTTGTCCGGTATCCAGAGTAAACTGAGCTTTAATTTCTGTATTACCAGCAGTTAAAGAATCAACAGTTGCTGTATAAGAATTGGCACTTCCAGTAATTACATCAGCAGCAACAAATGTTCCCTTTGTTACAACATACACAAGTGTAACTGTAGAATGTGAAATAACAGTTCCTGTTGCAGTACCAGCAGCATTTGTAATTATTTCACCAGCAATAAAAGTATTGGAGCCATAATTTGATATAACTAATTTAGGTGGTGTTGCATCTACAGCAATATCTCCCGAATCATAAATAGCTTTAATTGCACTTACATCTGAAGTATCAAGTGAAGTATATCCTAATGCTGTAAGATTTGGTGATGCAATTGGTTTTTCATTATTCTTAATAAGAGCTTTACTTTTCTCTTGTGCGGAATCCACATTCATTGTTACAATTATATCAGCATAATAAGTATGTGATGTACCCGTATCTAATGTTACTTGTGTACCACCTGCCAATACTTCTATTGATCCACCCGATCCCGTTCTATAATCAATAATAGAACCTACAGCTGGTGAACCACCTGCTGTTGTTTTTGCTGTTGCATGATAATGAGTTAATTTCGTTGTATCACTTAATGTACCTGTTCCAAAAAATGTTTCAGTACCACCAGTTAAAATACATTGTCCAGCTGTAATTAATTGATTAGAAAATGTTCTTTGAATTGTATAACTAGTATCAATAGCATTTAATGAATCACGAATTGTTTTAACAGTATCTTGTGATAATTTAAAAACCAATGTACTAAAGTCAGTATCGAATAATTTAGCATCACCACCAGATACACCACCAACTTTACCAGTATCATCAATATTACATTTTGCATCAAGTGCGATTGCACCAGACAAAGGAGATTCTGGAATAACAATACTCTCAGTAGCACCAAAATCACTTGTAGTCATATTAATATCATAAAGATACATTTTTAAAAGTGTTGTCGTTGTAGCACCAGATACATAATTCAATTGACGAACTTTGGCTGTACCAATTTTTGTGTTAGTATAAGTACCTGTGTTCGTGAGAATAATACTTCCATGAATCACATTATGAAGATCAACAACTGCATGACCAGTAGAATCAAAAAAACCTTCTAACTCTTTTACAACAGTAAAATTACCATATTGCATTAAACGATCAAAACCATTTACTTGATTAGTTTCTCTAGCACGCTCTACTGTTATATCTGTAGAAATGAGAGTAGTAAATTCGTGTCCAATAACATAAGCTTTACCCGGATCCAATCTAGCTACAAATCGTGCATCATTTTGTACCTGAGTCAAATTACTATCAGTTGAAAGTTTTAACTGAAGTGGAAAATGTCTTACTGTATAATTACCAGATTCATCAAATGTTCTACGAGCAAATGTTTCTTCTAATACAGAATAAATTGCATAAGAAGTTTCTTGATGGCGAACACCCAAAACTAAACGAATCATTTCTATAAAATCTGTATCATCAGTTGAAGATGTAGTTTTCTTTGTAAGAGTCAAAGCATACTTCAAACGATCAGCACCAGGTGCCGCATAATTATATGCACCTTGGGCATTGTCTAGTAATGTTGTATCATCACCAGACTCTACAATACTTGCTGTAACTTGAAATCCAATTCGATATGATGGAGTATTTGTATATTTATCTAAAATTACAGTAGCTGCACCAGATCGTATAAAATTACCATTAAAGTAATAATAACCAGCATCATTGGAAACTGCTGAACCTTTACCTGTCGGAGAAGTTAACGCAGTATATACAGCAGAAGATAAATCTGTTGCTGTAATTCTTTCATCTGCTGAAAATGTTGCACCTTTAGTAATTGTTGCCGTTGCTGCGGCCGCCCCAACAATCGTAACAACTGGTACAGATGTATAACCAGAACCCGATTCTGTTATATTAACTCCAATAACTTTTTGGTCATAACTAAGAACTGCTGTTGCAAGAGCTGTTGTTCCACTTGGAGGAGCAGCAATTGTTACTGCTGGTGCAGATACATAACCAGAACCTTGATTGGTTATTACAATACCTTGAACACCATCTGTAATACTACCACCAGAAAGATACTTAACCCATATAGTATCAGGATCACCAGTTACTGAATCAATATCAGCATAATTAACTACTTTTGCTATTGTTCCAGAAGTGTTTCCAATAATTGTTTTTCCACTTAGTAAAGAAGGTGTAATAGATACATTATTATAATTTGCTTGCAACTTTACATATTCATAATCTGTATCAATATGTAAATTACCACCAGATACACGACTACCATTGGCAAAAATATGATCGCCAAATCGTTTGAGTTGGTTTCTTAATATAGTTTGTTCTTGTGAAAGTTCTCTTGCTTGAACAGCAACAGCAGGTTTATAGAGGACTTGATGAAAGTCTTTTGTTTCATCATAATCATCAAAGTAAGGACTTTGATTTAAATTTAAATTTATATTAGATGTCATTTATTATGCCTTTTTTTAAAATTCAACAACTAGCTTGACATCTTCAGTCTGGTCAGATGCACGCATGATGGGAGCACGATACTCAACATAAATTATTTCTCCTGTATCTTCTTTTAATTCATTATCAGCTGAGTTTGATCCTATACCATCATAAGCTGTACCTGTTGCCACAAGTCCAGTTGATTTATCTATTGGATTAGCAATTAATACCACTTTTCTAAAATCATCTCCAACATCAAACTTACCCGACTCTGTTCCTTCTAATCGAACATTAATCATTACATACGCTCCACCCAATTCTGTTATTGCATTAGAACCATGTCCACCTATGGGACTTATCCTTGGAGTAAGAACACAACCAGAACCTTGACCAACTCCACCAGTTGTAGTTAAAGTAGCTGTAGCAGCGCGATAAAGAGTACCACCATCTACTACAATACTTTTTACAATACCAGCAGTAACAGTACTACATCTTACTGTTGCAGCAGTACCACCCGACCCTTGATCTGTTGCTGTAATAGTTACAGTTGGTCGTACTTCATAATTACTTGTAGTATCAGGAGTCTTATTAGCATCCCAAGCAGGAGTTACTGTTAAAAGTCTATCTGTACCTGAATTTACATAGTCTGTAATTAATCTTAATTGTCCATTTCCAAGACCTGATTTAATATAAACACTTGAACCAATAAAAGTATCATTAACAGCCGTTTCAGATTGGGCTAAATTAATAGTAGTTGTAGTATTTCCTGTAGCTTGTGCAGCACCATCACCAATAATATATCCCGTTCCACCATTAGATATAGCAATATGCTCTAATTCACCATCAATAGCAGCTTGCTGAACATCCCATTGTACTGTATCATCATCTGTTGGCAAATATTTTATTGGAATCCAATCGGTCGTTACATATTTCAGAACATCGGCCTGTTGAACCTCATACATAAATTTCCAACGATAACCATCTAACCCCGGTCCAGTAATAGCATTTCCCTGACCACTAGGTTCTTCTGTAGATGCTACTCCACCATTATTATCAATACACTTATAAACATTATAATTAGCATTCATTACAAAAAAAGTTCTATCAATCAAATCGTCGCGTGTATGGTCATATTCATGATACACCGTTCCTGATGTCCAATTGGTTCGTTTAACAACATGAGAAACATCAGAACTATTAATCAATTTTGCAGCTATCATATCATTATGATGAATATATGGAGCTACTGTCGTATCTGTAGGAGTAGGAATAATAGTATCACTATAAGTTCCATCAGCATATTGTCCGATTTCAGGACCGCCATAAGTTCCAGATGAAGTTACCCACGAATCGGCTTTACCGATCATCAAATACATTTTATTACCCAAACCAGCTGGATTAGCTGTAGTAGCCTTTAATGAGTTAATAAAATTATCTGCGTTATATTTTCTAAATCCGTTTGTTATAATAGCTGGCATAACTCAAATCCTCTTGTTTAATTTCTATATATTTATAATATTTATACAATGGTTATGTGACTATTCATCACAATTCTTGTTTTTTCCTCAGGGTTTAGTATATATGTTCCAATAACTATATCTTTAAAATTGGCAATTGTATATCCACCACCTAAATCTCTAAGAGTTCCAGTAGCATCTACAAAATTCACACCTGCTACAGGATTATTGCCTAAAGTACCATATCCCTCCGTAAGATGGCCCTCATGAGTTTCTTCCATCATATAACCACTAAGAACAGACTTGTACTCCTTTGTAATTCCCTGATTCTGATGTGCAAAATCATACCCTTTTGTTACAGCAATTGCCTGTGCCCGAACACCTGTGGCTTCAGCTGGTAATGGAATTGTCAAAGTAGGTGGTTTTGTATAGCCACTTCCTGGAACTGTAATAGTTATTCCCGTAATTGTATTGGGTACAAAACCAGCTAGCGTTTCACTTACACCAATTGTAGCTGTTGCTTGTGCTTGTACTCCATTAACAGTATCATCAGGAGCTCCTACAGTAATAGTTAAAGGACCTGCTTGAGTATATCCACTTCCATTTTTTTTATAAACCGGAGATGATTTTGAAAATCCACCATCTTTTTTAAACTTCTGTTGTTCTAACTGCCGACGCAAAGGTCCTAATTGTAAAGCACCACCAATTCCAGAAGTAATAAATCCCCAATCCTCAAATAATGTTGTTGATGCTGTAATTGCTAAATAATCATCTGATACACCAACACCATGAGCAATATGTTCATAATCTTCTTTTTCAGAAACTGCTAAAAGAATAATGGGTAAATCTATTTCATAGATATGCCAATCAGAATGTCCCGGTCCCAATCCTGGCCCGTTTGCTTGTCCATCATGTGGCCATGTTCCACCAGAAGGCCATTCTTCAAAAGGACTCGCAGTTTCATTTCCCTGTAATTGAAGATTTAATCTAACGGGTGGTTCAATATCACCATCATGCCAAATAATTGTCCACGGCCAATAATGTACATGAGGTGGCCGAAGTATTGGAGTTCCATCAGGATGTGTTGACTCACCCGGTACCATCCCCAATCTAGTTGATAATAAATTTGTAATTAATGTTCTACCAAATAATGCAAGGCCAGCTGGATGCACAAGTCGTTTAACATAATCTCTCCACTTGTCAATAGTATTTCCAGATTTAATTACATAAGAAAAGGCCTGATAATATAAACTATCTTGAATATAATTTGCTGCTGAAACAAACCCATCATCACCAATCCATCTTGTTGCATGGTCATCTTCATAACCACCAATCGTTGCTGTAACAACTGCATTACCATCACCAAGTCCTGTTAAATTAAATGTAGGAGTTTCAGAATAATGAAAACCATTATTAGTAATTTTTAAAGTTTTAATTCCACCAATATTAGTACCAACTAATGTGATATTAGCACCATTACCAGTTCCACCTCCAGAAACAGTTGGTGTTGATTTATAACCATATCCTCCATGTTCTATTTCAATTCCATCAACAGTTTTAATTGTACCTGAACCATCCACAGCTTTAACAAGAATACTACAAGTTCTTCCATCAATTTCTAATTTATCAGTATTATTAATTGTAAGTTTATCACCAACAACATAACCAGTTCCACCAGAAACGACTGTATATCCTACAATACTTCCTGTTGTTAAAGTATCAATTAATAATTGTGCTCCCGTTGCACTTGAACCCCCACCAACAATTGGTACATTTGATTCAACAGTATAATTACTACCAACATTCGTAACAGTATAATCAATTATCATTCCATCCAGAATATATGTATTAATTCCATCTGTAATTTCTTCAGCTCGTTCAAATGTTCCAATTACTTTAGAAAGATAAATTGTTATTACTACAAACAATCCCAGATGTTCTTTAAGAACAAGTTCTACTATTCCTGTAGCACCAGATGTTCCACCAGTAATAATTTTTCCAACTAAATCAAAAGCTGTGCCTGTTGTACTTGTATCAACTGTTCTTAAAATTTTATCTTTATTATATTTTCCATCTGATACACGCAACATATCAACAGATGGATAATAAAATTCAATCTCCTCTTTATAAAGTAAACGAAAAAGAAATTGAAACGATTTCTCACTACCTTTAGAACGATAGAAATCACGAAGCTTCTTTAATACTTGTGGTTTATTGGCATTAGCAAATACTGCCTCTGGAACATCTTTACCAAACTGTGTTTTAAAATATTGTAGAAAATCATCTACCGTTTTATCAACATTAAAATAATTTTTAAAATTGCCTATAATCTCATACGGTTTACCCGTTTGTTCCATATACTCATAGTAAGCTTCCAAAAAAGCTACAAAAGTAGGATGATCTTGTTTTACAAAATCTGGTAACTGTCCTTCTACACGAACGGATATTCGCTCATCAAACGAAGGATGTATTGGATGATTAGGAGATACTGTCGCCATATTAGATTATTGTTTCAGCAACCATACTAATTACAATTGCCGCTGTATCGGTTGAATCAGTTGTTAATATTTGTTCTCTTAAAGGAGTAATATCTTGGTTATTAATTCCAGGTGTTACAGTAAACTTAATATCTGTTGTTCCATCTGAAATTGTATACGGATTAAAATTATTCAATACTATTTTACCAGTAGTATAATCAATTGTACCTTGATTTTGTGAACCATCAGGTAAAATAAAATATACTATTGGACTATCAACTACACCACTTGTAGTTCGGACTACTTTAATTATTCCAGCACTATCATCAATTAAAGAATATGTATTTCCATCACTTTGGGTAAATGATGTTGAAACTACAGTTCCCTTTGTTAATGTATTATTAAATTCCATAGTATAAGTAGAAGTAGTTGCTAATGTTACTGGTGATATTTTCATTTGATATTTAATAGATGTCTTACTATTTCTAACAGAAACATTTGTATTATCTATTTTCTTTGTTAAAACTGAATATCGAAATTTTTGGTCAAATTTTTGTAAATCAGATGTAAAATATTCTGTTATGGAATTATCAATGGCTGACTTCAATGTATCTTCATTTGTTAATAAAGTAACAGGATCATAATTAACAATTGTAGTAATAAGTAAATAATAATATATAGGATCAATAATTTCTGGTTGAACTGTTACAACATTTGATTTTTTAAGAATATTATTTTTAATAACATTTTTTGTTGTAGCACTATATGATGTATTTCCTGTTGGTTTAACAGCTATATATACTTTTCCATAAACTGCTGGACTAGCATCTTCACCACCAAAAACAGTAATAGATTCTATATCACCTCTTTCAGCCAATAAAATTGATTTATAATCATCTTTAGTAGTTGCTCGTTTTTGTGCTTGATAAAGTTTCGGTGCATTATTCTTTAGAGATTTAATAGACTCTGCACTCGCCCCACCAGAAGCTGCAGATGAAATAGTTAAAGTATAATTTGCAGAAGTTAAACCAGCAACAGAACCAACAGCAGTAAATGTACTTGCTTTATTCGCAATAACACCACTCGTAACTAGATATTCAATAAAAATCTTATTACCATCTGCGAGTTGTTTACCAACTGTTCCATCTCCAAAAATAAGTTCATACTTTCCTTCTTCAACTTCTTGAAGAAAATAAACTTTTTGGTAAATAGCAATAGTTGTTACATCCAGAGAATTACCATCTGTCCATGTAACCGTTGTACTATCATTTGCTGAATTTTGTACAGTAACAACAATTGTCGAAGTATCAATATTTGTATTAGGAATAATAAATCGTTGAGTCGTATTTGCCAAATCAACTGTATATGATTTATTAATAATTTTTCCTTCTTTAATAGGAAGATTAGTAACTGAATAAACACCAGCAACAGGAGTAATTGTCGTAGTTTTAGTTGTTGTAAAATTATAACTACTAGCATTAATACTAGTCGTAAATTTTGTATCTTTTGCTATCGTAAGAGAAACAGGAGAATTGGAAGGTGTAAATGTCATATTTAAATATGCAGTAGGTGCCACAACAGAAGTTGGAATAACATTTAAATGTTTTGCATGAGAAACAACGGACTCTCGTAATGATGCTGTATCCATGAACATTTCATTAGCTAACATATTTGCATAGTATCCCATGTAATGAGTATTGTATGCAAGAACATCCATCAATACATCCATACCACTTCCCTCAAAATCATAATCTTGAAATTGTGTTTGTGATGAAAGATGACTTTTCAAATTTGATTTAATTGCATCAAATTCTAAATCTGTAACTGCTATTTTATTACTTGCCATTATCGTATCCTCTCCAAGAACAATCCAACCTCAATCGGCTCTGGTGAATTAATTACTGTAAAAAATATAGAAACATTAAATCCATTTCTATCTAAATCTCCTGATACACGAACATCATTTACATTTACTCTGGACTCAAAATTTTTCAAACAATTTCTTACGGCTAGTTCAATATCATGTTTCATATGAGGAGTAGATAATCCAAACAAGTGACGAGTCACTCCTCCATCAATCTCAGGATGAAATGGCCTCTCATACATATTGGTTCTGATAAGATTTCTAACAGATCGTTTGACAGCTTCAACATTCGTTTTGCGAACAATATCTTTTGTAACAGGATGTTTGGTAAAATCCAAATCCAGATCAGACCAACCTCTAGTATGTGTAGAAAGTCCCTTTGTGTAAATTGCCATTAGCGTCTTTTCCCTTGTCCTTTATATCTTTTCCAGCTTATTCTTTTCTTCTTATTCTTTGGTCTGCTTCTTACAGAATGTCCAATAGAAGTCACTTTTTTAATTACTTCTCGTTTGTTTCTAATTATTTGTACAGCCATAATGATCTCCTCATATTTATAATAGTTTTATGAATTTATTTAACAATGATGAATTTACCAGACTCAGGATGTCGTGATGTCACATATTGAAATATCAGTTGACAAAAAGCATCTTTTTGAGATTTTGCTTTAGTACCACCCCTATTAAACCATCCAGTTAAAATAGGCAAAATTGCGTTCATAAAAGTTATTGCACTAATTTCTCCTTTTTGAAAATCATATGCTGATGATTTAAATCTAAACCATGTTTTGCCTCCCTCAGTCATCCATTTCCCTGCGTCAGTTATGGTTATAAAAGGAATCTGTTGGAGTCGCTGTACTTTCTTTGTGTCATTCATAAATTGTTTTACTTTAGTAGTAAACGCAGTCCTCGCATTACCCATAGCTGATCTAAATTTGTTTGCTGTTGATTTATCAACAAGAGCCCATATATCACAAAATATTTCATAAGAAGTAACTGAACCAGCTCTTGCTCCAGACCCCTTTCCTTTGAAATCAACTTTCCATCCATTGTTAGAAGGATCATGCCTCATTTGAATATTGCCTGCATTACTTCCTCCTTCCAATGTAATAACAAAATCTCTCCCAGGCATATTACTGATGTCGGTTTTCGTCGGTACTGCTCCACCCGGCCAGCTAATAGTCACTTT